CAAAGATCCTGAAAAGATGGAGAGGTTGAAAGAGGATATGAGGAACAGACCTGATTGGCCTCCGAATAAAGGGAAGGCCAGGATTGAGATTTCTCCTGGAACGAAGAAATACAAGTATGTAACAGAGAAGGAACTGACAGAGATCTATTACGGATTGGCAGGATGACTGAAGTTTCCAGAAGAGGGTTTCTTAAATTATCAGGAACGGCTGCAGGAGCAGCAGCAGTCTCAGGAAGTGGTGCTGCATCCTTGACAAGTGTGGTAAAGACCACAAATAAGATAAAGCCTGTTAAGAAGTTATCGACTTATGCAAAAGCATACAGACAGTTCTTAAAAGACCCTGTTGTTCGGAGTGGAATAAGGAATTACGACAATGAATTTATGAAGCTATCTCGTAAATGGGTAGCTAAAAACATAGCAAGAGAAGCTTTTAAACAAGCTACTACAGGATCTAATGCAACAATACAAAGTTCAACAAATCCTGTAGCAACTTCGAGAGGTCTGAAATATACGGAAAATAGAATTCTTGAAATAACAACTAGCGATGCAGGAAAGATTGCAAGATATGGTAATAGACCTAGTGGCGATCTTAATGTTCCTCAGGCCATAAGTGTAACAAAAGGACTTCATTATGTTGCAAGATCTGCTATGGCTTCAGAGTTGAAGGCAGCTAGAAAAGGTAAAGTTAAACACGTTGAAAATAAAGCGACTAAACGACAGCTTTTTGGAAAAGCCTTTAGGAAACTGAAAGGAGCCATCAGAGGAGGTTTTGGAGGCCCGAAATCAGGAAAGACCGGTATTGGAAGTGGACCTCCTGGGTTTAACGATCCTTCAAGAGTAAGTGGATACCATTACTGATTATGACTTTAGAAAAAGCTGTATCGATCATTTCAGAGATCAATGAAGTCAAAGAAACCAATAAACTGAATTGGTACAAACCCTATGATTACCAACGTTCATTTCATTCAGGAAAGGATGATGAAGGTCAGCAGACCAAGCAGAAGATTCTTATGGCTGCAAACAAGACAGGGAAGACATTCTGTGGTGCATTTGAAATGGCAGTGCATCTCACCGGTAGGTATCCAGAATGGTGGCAGGGAACCCGATTCGACCGACCTATAAAAGCATGGGCATCAGGAAATACAAGTGCGAATGTTAGAGATATTGTCCAAGCGGAATGCCTTGGGGAGCCTGGAGACACTGAAGATTTTGGTAAAGGAGCGATACCAAAGGATCTTATCATTTCAACAGAAAGGGCTCCTGGCATTCCAAATGCGTATTCGACAGTTCTCATCAAACATATATCAGGAAAGAGTTCTAAGTTATTTTTTAAGTCTTATGAGCAAGGAGCCGAGCAGTGGATGGGTAAGGCAGTCGATGTGGTATGGATGGATGAGGAACCACCTCAACCGATATATTCACAAGCTCTCCGTGCAACGCTCAAAACCAGTGGACTGACTTACATGACCTTCACTCCTGAGAAGGGGATGACGAAGGTGGTTGCTGGTTTTATGAATGATTTGAAACCAAAACAGCAGTTATTCAATGCAAGTTGGGATGAAGCACCCCATCTGGATGAAGAGACCAAGGATGAGATTCTGGCAGCATTACCTCCACATGAGAGGGATATGCGTTCCAAGGGTATTCCAGTATTGGGATCAGGTCTTGTTTTTCCAGTTGATGAAGATTTCATAAGAAGTGATGTATTCCAGATTCCTGATCACTGGCCTCGCATTTGTGCTATTGACTTCGGTTGGGATCATCCTACTGCTTGTGTATGGATCGCATACGATAGGGACCAGGATTCGGTGTATGTATATGATGCTTACAGACAGTCTGCAGAGACTCCTATTGTCCATGCAGAAGCCATCAAAAGCAGAGGAGAGTGGATACCATGTGCCTGGCCTCATGATGGTATGCAACATGATAAAGGATCAGGGAAACCGCTTGCAGAACACTATCGTAAACATGGGATTAACATGCTTGGTTCTCATTTCGAGAATCCTGCTGGTGGTCAGGCAGTGGAACCTGGACTCATGGATATGTTGCAGAGAATGCAATCAGGAAGATTCAAAGTCTTTGAAAACCTCAACCGCTGGTTCGAGGAAATGCGGATGTACCACCGCATCGATGGGAAACTGGTCAAAGAACGAGACGATCTTATGAGTGCAACACGTTATGCAGTCATGTCGATCCGTTATGCATCCTTAAAAAGAATGAAGCCTCTGCCGGCCTTTGCAGTAGGTTCCAACAACGATTACCCCTTCTTTCAGAACAATTATGGCAGTTCAATTCAGTTCGCTTCTTAAGAAGCAGAAGAAGTTAAAAAAGGGAGTCAAGACTGCTCTTACTCAATTGAAAAGTCAAGAATCTATATTAGAGGGCCCAGAAGGTTTAACGGAACAAAAAACAGAAGCATTAGCATCGTTTATTCCTAAGATTGGGTATTATGATACCAAAACAGGAGAAGGCTCAGGATTAGTAGGAGAAATAGGATCTGCAGGAGGAGCTTTTTCACAGGCCCATAAATCATACAAAGAATCAGAATCAGTATTTGCAGAAACTAAATCTGGTAAGGCAATGGCATCATTCAAGGAAAAATATAAAACGTATGATCCTCAAGCTGCAAAGTCTGCTGTAAAACATTATCAAGATCTCTGGAAAAAGGATGAGAACTATCAGTTATCTTTAGATGTTGCTGAAGGAAGGAAACAACTTAATGAACGATTAAAAGATTTTAATATGAGTGGGAATCTTTTTTCTGCAGAAGTTGATGAAGAAGGCAATTATACATTTACGGGATCTCAAGATATTTATGATTTGTTTGAAACCGGTTGGACGGAAGAAGGTGATAAATATAAACAAAAATTTGGAAAAGATTTTACTTTAAGAGAATTATTGGCAACAGAAGCCAGTATGAAAAAATACTACGATAGCTCTTATGGGAAATATATTAGTGAATCAGAAAGTGATTTTTCAGATCAGAGCGCATTGGCCTATGGACCTCGTAATGTTCGGAGGGCTGGTCCGTCAGAGTATCAACAGTATCTGGATAAGTCTTCAGGATTCAAAAGTACAATGGATACTCAAAGCGAATTAATTAAAACCAAATCTGCTGAATTGGGAATTGATCCTGAAACTGGAAGTAAAACTGGATCAGGAGTTTATGGAGAAATGTCTGAAGTAGAATCAGAATGGGACACCAAGATTGGAAAACAGGAAAAAGAAATCTCAGAAATCTATAGACCAGCACATACTGGTGCAAAGACTGCGTTGACTGCATTGACTGCACGAATCAAGAAATATGAACTCTTGGGACTTGCAGATCAAGAACCTAAAAAGAGTTCAACATATAAGAAGCCTCAAATGGGTTATGGGGCAGGTTATCTAAGAAGATCTGCATAAGGAGAAACTATGTCCTGGTTAACAGAATATGCAAAAACTGGAAAAGTTAAAGACCCAGCATGGAGAGGTAATTTCGGTGAAGTCAAACTGCAAGATTTGAATAAAAGTCTTGAGCAAGCTTTTCAGCCTCCAGAAATGAATATTCCAGAATATTCACATGATGAAAATGTCGGAGCTAATTATGTTTTAAGAAATCTAAGGGAAGGAGAAACAGGAATTGATTCTTTATTTCGTGCAGATAGCGGTATTCATAAGTTGACGGAAAATATTGGAATTACAGGAACAGAAATAAGAAAGTATCTGCAAGATCCTGATAAATATCATGATATGTGGGGTGGTAAACTTACTAAATGGTATCAAAAACAGATGGGTTTAAATGATGATGATGATGATGATGATGATGATAACGGAGATGATAACGGAGATGATAACGGAGATGATAACGGAACCGGTAATGGAACTGAAACTACTGATGCAACAGGTGGAGAGGGTGATTTAGATACTCCAGCAGCATCTCAGGCTTTAGCAGCCTTGATGCGTAGACGAATGAAAATGAGACGGGGCAGAAGTTCTACAGTCCTCACAGGAGGAGCAAGAATAGGTAGAGGCGATAAGAAAACAATGGCTT